GTGTTCCGCTTGGTCTTTGGTTTGTTCTCTCCCGTCTTGGGTGAAGGGCAAGGTTCTCGGCTACTGGTTGTATTATACCAGTGCGAAAAGAGAGGTCTTCGAAAGCGCCACGACACCTGGAAAGGATAGTGACGCCATCACCATGTCGCCAGCAGCTTTTCAGCTTGCTGTCGAGCTTGCGTTGAAGAAGGCCCTGGCAGAGAAAGAGGTTGCTAAAGTCACATCTAAAGTAGATGGTAAAACGCCAGAAATGGCTATTACGCATTCTGACTTTACGTTGTATGACCCCAAGCGCCCCCATGAGACCACGGCACCCGGCGTGGCGGCTATCCGCTCCGCTGCCGGCAACGTTGTTGGCATGTGTAGCCGCATGTCGTTTGGCAGCCGTCCCTCTTTGGTAGTGGCGACTCATGTCTATGATAAATTGGGCCAGAAAGGCTCCGACTTTATGTTGGAGCGTAATGGAATCAATCTACCAGTTGACATTTCGTCATGGCCAGTGTTTGCTAGGGGAGAGTCAGATCAACATGATGTGACTATTCTCGATGCACCTGCGTCCATTTATACTGCCATTGGGTTGACGAAAACCCTGAAGTACGCTGCTTTGGCGAGGAACGCTCGTGTGACAGTATTCGGCTACACCAAGGATGGCTTTTGCCAATCCCATGGTGTTGTTGAACTGACCGAGCAATATGGTATAATAAACCATACATGTTCTTCGCTCCCTGGTTTCAGTGGCTCCCCGCTGCTGTATATGGGCAGCGTTGTCGCTGTGCATACTGGTGCCAAGACTTCGAAAGGAGTTAACATCGGAACTCTTCCCATTTGGAAAGCCTTCGTGAAAGTTGGTGAAACTTATGCTGAGAAAAGTGATGGTTTTGGCTATACCAATGAATTGCCGTTTGGTGATTCTCTGCGCTACGACTGGACTGTACGGGGTGAACCTGCTTACATTGAGCAGGTTGGCCGTTCGTACACGGTAGGTTGGGGACCCGTCCCTTCATCATCCAAATCAAAGAAGAAATTCGATTACAATTGGGCTGATGATGTGGAACCAGAATCCAATCTAGATGTCAAGCCTCTTCAGGATTTTCAGGTCAGAGCCCCGGTGTCTCCCTCCGGCGGCTCTACCAAACGGGAGGTTACGAATGGAACAAAGAAAGCTGTCCGGAAGGCGCGCAAGCGCCCCAGAACGCCCTTGGTCTCCAGTTCGTCGGGTGGTGTCAAAACCGTGCATACGGCAAACCACCACGTGAACCCACGAGAGAGTTCATCAAAGCGTGCGAGCGTAGAGAAAGTCTCTCAGAGTGGGCTATGCCTCCAAGGGGCGCCAAAGCTGAGCGAAGATCATTGTTCCTGCAATCTGGAATGTTTATTCCAGAAGACAAGGTGTTCAGAGCACAGTTTGACGAGGAAGCAAGAAAGAGTCTTCAACAAGATTACCCATCTACGTCAGTTCCAAAAGCGTTTGAGGGAGAGTTCCGTGAGGGACTCCCTCCATTTTCGGAAACTAGCGTTCGAGTGGGTGATGTCATTGAACACGCGCTTGTCGGGAGATCCAGTCCAGGATTTCCGCTCAATCTTCTTGGGAAGACCAACGACAAGTTGCTCGAGTACCATCGACAATTCGTTGTCGATGCAGTGCTAGAGCGTTTGACTCTGCTCCGAGATGCCGATCTGACCGGCATAGAAGATCCATGTGATCTAGTCAGAGGCGGATACTGCGATGCGGTGCGGTTATTCGTCAAACAAGAGCCACACAAAATCTCGAAGTTGCGGGACGGTCGTGTCAGGTTGATTTTCTCAGTCTCCCTGGTCGACAATTTGGTGGCTCGCCTCTTGTGCACCCTGCAAAATAGCACAGAGATCAACAATTGGGCAACGATTCCTTCGAAGCCCGGATTGTCTCTGGCTGACGCGGGCCAACGCATCCTCTACCGGAACGTCCTGTTGGGCGCTTCCGGAGGGTCGATAGCCGAGGCTGATGTCAGCGGGTGGGACTGGTGTTTCCAAGAGTCAGATTTTCTGGCTGATTTGGAACGCCGGCTCGACTTGTGTTCAGGTCGAGGAACCGTGTTTGAGCGCATCTTGAGAAACCATTTCCACTGCATGGCGAGGAAAGTCGTCGTGTTGTCTGATGGTTCGATGTATTCTCAGGGTACCCCAGGCGTTTTGCCGTCTGGTTGGTACAACACTTCCGGTACGAACAGCTATGTTTGTGTGCTTCATGGCCACATGGTAGCTGCCGTAGGCAATGTGCCCCGTCCTTGGGCCATTGGCATGGGGGATGATACCATCCAAAGGTACGTCCCCGGAGCCGTTGACACTTACAAGCGCTTTGGTAAGCGATTGAAAATGTACAACGCCGTTACTCCGTCACAGTTCGAGTTTTGCTCGACCCAGTGGATGGGAAGTGAATACGGTTTTCCAGTCAATGTTGACAAGATGTTGTGCAAGCTCCTCATGAACCCCCCGATTGACGATTTCGATTTTGAACAACGTCTCGGGCAGTTTTCCTTTGAGGTACGCCATCTCCACCCGAAAGAGTTGGAGCTGGCGATGAACCTCATTGGGTTTGCTGATTGGGGAGTAGAAGAGTTGTGGGAGGAGTGTTCCGACCACGACATCTGCTAAATGCACGGCTCGCATCCTACTGCGGCTTGAGAACGACGCTCATTGGGTCGCCTTCCGTAATTGCCCAAAACTCTTTGAGTGCTAAACAAAATGCCAAGAGACTACACGGAGCATCCTTCCTCTTCAGGTGAAAGGCGATGAATAGTCCCCGCTTCAATTCTTTCGGGTATCCAATACTAAGATATCCCGATTTAATATGAAAGCGAAGATTCGCACCAAGAAAACAAAGAAGAACAAATCCCAAGCCCAGCAAGCCGGGCTTGTCGGTACCGTCAATCGACTGGCGAAGAAATTCGACCAGGCTTTTCTCGGTAATTCCGGCACGCCCTTTGGCACTACTGGGGCTACGATCGGATCCATGTTTGGGCCCTTGGGGACGACCGTTGGTCGTTTCCTTGGGTCTGGCATCGGTTCGATCTTTGGGTCCGGTGATTACAAGATGGGGCCTTCTTCGAGATACAATGTTCTGACGAATCAGAATCAAATCCCGAAATTTGCCTCATCGAAGTATGCTCACACGGTCTGCCATCGCGAGTACATTGGAGACATTTCAGGCACATCTGCCTTTACTCTCCGCTCGTACAATATCAACCCTGGATTGGCAAAGACTTTCCCGTGGCTTTCGACCCTTGCGGCGAACTACGAGGAGTACAAGATCCATGGTATGATTTTCGAGTACAGATCCACCTCGGCAGAGTGGAATGGTTCGACACAGGCCCTTGGCACTGTGATCTTGGCCACTGAGTACAATTCGACTCGGCCATCCTTTGCGAATAAAATCGCGATGGAGAATCATGAGTACGCTGTTTCTGGAAAGCCGTCCGCCAATATTCTTCATGGAATTGAGTGTGCGCGCAACCAATCAGCTCTCTCTGAACAGTACGTTCGCCAGGGTTACAACTTGTTCCCTTCTGGATCCACTGGTGATCAGCGTTTCGCTGATTTCGGTGAGTTCCAGTTAGCAACACAAGGTTTCACTGGCACCCCGGTTGTGGGAGAACTTTGGGTCTCCTACTGCATTGAGTTGCTTAAGCCCCGGTTTACCCCCATTGGGGGTAACACGTGTCATTACGCGTGTACCGGCGTTGCTATGCCCTCGAATTTGTTTGGCACTGCCAACTCCTTGGCTACCGGCGCAGTCGCGAACGCGTTTTCGCAATCGCAGACTTTGTCTGGAAGCACTTGGACGTGTACCAGTGCCGTGCCGGGTCGCTACTACAAGATTGACATCTGGATTGACGGTACTGCCGTCACCGCGAACTTCCCCGATCCAACCACGTTGGTGGGGTGTTCGTTGGTGAACGACTTTATGAGTGCAACCCAGAGTTCAGCTGTTGCTCCCCAGGATGGCATTCTTTCGGATACCAAATACGCGTTGACCACGTGTGTGACTCCCAATGCCGACACGGAGACCTTTTCGGTTCTCTTTGCTGGCTCTGGTTCAGTCCCTGGAGGTACAGCCGACGTGTTTATCACGTTGCTTGATACCTTGTAGATAGAAATAGAGTTCCTCCCACTTTGTGGGAGGGACGACGTAAGGAGGTTATGCCTGACAGGTCAGATCTGTCCGTCCCCACTGTGAAGCCGCCTAAAATGGCAGCTATTTCCCCCGGGCTATTGGGGGGGAAGAATTTATGGAGCCCCAAATTACC